AAGTACGACGCAGGCATGTCGTAAATTGATTGCCATGTAGAGACAACAATCGGTGCGGTAATTGTCTTGTCGCGACCTGCTTGAATACTTTGAATGTGTTGAGCATCAAACCCGTAGGTTGTAAAATCGTGTGCCATCTGCGACACAAGTCCCGTTGTGGGTACAATAATCAACGTACGTTGTTGCAGTAAACACGTAATGAGATAGATGATAAGTGATTTGCCACTGCCAGTCGGTGACAACACAATTCCGCGATTTTCTGCTAACATAGCGCGAACCGCCGCGATCTGATAATCGCGTACCGTCAACGGCAACTTTCGCACCACACGTTCTAAACGTGCATGAGCATCTGCAATGGTATGATCAGGTACATGCGGCACATGATTCGTGACAGGATACTGTCGTTGTGCCGCAAACTCTAGCACACGCGCCAGTAACCCACGATAAATGAGATGGCCGCGAAGTTTGAAAAGATGAATTTTACCCGACCAATGTCGTTTGCGAAACTGCGGCATGAACTTCGCTGCTTGCACATCGAATGCGAAATAGTCATGCAACTCACGCGCTACATGCTCATCGCATTCAATTCGCATCCAGACATGATCGATAGGCACAAGCGTCATGTGCCTATTTAGAGGGTTAGAGCACGCCGTTTTTGAAACGAAGGAAGTCGATACAGTTCTTGACATGATAATTGCGTTGATGAATTTGCTTCAACACATCTTCAATGAACTTCAATAGTTCTTCCAAATACGCTTTCTTTTTGAGAAGATCTTGAATGTCGGGGTCACCTTCCATGTAGACGGCGACATTTTGCGAGAGAATTTTTAATGGTAGCGGTTCCCATCCCAATCGCTCACGATCCGCATCATCCATCTTGCCAAGAAAGTACTCCCATTTTTGCCGGTAAAGGAGTTTGTAGTCACTATCAATTTTTCGGTAGCGCAGGCGTTCGTGTGAGTAGTACTTCCACCATTTGGCATGCAACAGCGGAACATTTCGTGCGGCTTCATCGAGTGCGGAAAGATCTAGATCTGCGTCTGCCCGCCATTCATTCAAATAGTCATCAAGCGTCATTGCGATATGATACTATATCTTGTCTATTCCATCAAGCGAATATCAAAATTTGAGCAGGCAAACGTGCACGTTGTTGTGAGCAGTGGCGGTTCGCTATCAGTGGTTTCAAATGACACCGCAGACATTTCGAATGGAAAGATATCATCGTAGTGTACTTCGGCAATCGTAGTACTCGTATCCGGTGTGAGTACGAGTAGCGTGGCATGCGTTTTTTCCAGCATGATCGGTTTCGGTCGAGCCGGGCCCACTAATGTCTGTTGCTTGGCACGAAACTGCACCACTTCCTCAAAGGAGTGCGGAAACCCGTATCCCTTCATCCAGTAGTACAGACTGAAATAATTTTTGAATCGAGCATCAATCAGATATTTGATTTCAAATGTACTATAGGTGAGATGATCACCAGTATGATGCACGGTTGAGAAGGGATTGTGTTGCAGCACCATACCTGAAGACACAGACGGCAATTGCACAGACTGTATAAAAAATGACACATCAGGCAGTCGATCTATCGTAAATCGAAAGTGATTGCCATACAGTCCGTTTGTCGATTGTTGCAGCAGTGACGGCGTATAGTCTTGTGGTAGTTCCATAAGAGTATTTATGTTATTGTGAGATAACCGTGCGCCTTTGCGTGCCATTCAGGATTTTCAAAATAACCCAAAGCACGGTTGCACGGAACGCAAAGTAAACCTCGCACTTTTTCGGTGACATGACTATGATCAACGACCAGTTTTGTCTTACCTTGAGGAGACCGGTTACATAAAATGCATAAACCATTTTGTTCTTGCAGCATTCTGTCGTAATCTTTAAGTGTAATGCCGTAACGAGATTTCAAATTGTTAGCGCGATTTCGTGTCCGAATGTGTGTGCTTTTTACGGGGTCAAGCATATTTGCTGCATGTTGCGCCCGACGTTGAGAGGAAGACGACCAACATTGTTTGCACAAACCATGCACGTAGTGTTTGCGTTCTGAATGACCGCATGCGATGATTGATTTTGCACGTTTTTGAATGTTTTTTGAACGCTTCCATTGTTCGGTATAGCATTTGTCACATAATCCTTTGGCGCGATGTGAACGTTCAGGATGACATGTTGCTACCATACCATATTTTTTAGGCGGTATAGATGGTGCAACTCCACCATTACGATATTGACGCATGTAACATGTTTGACATAATTCTTTACATCTAATAGGTCGCTTTTCACAGCGTGAGCAAAATATCATAAAAAAATAAAACCTCTTGTTATACAGCAGACACAAAAAATAGGGACTCGCGATGAGTCCCTATTTTCTGGTGATAAAGAAACGCCTACATCAAATTGCGAACGTTCACAATGCGATAATACTGGTTCGCCCGGGAAACAATCGAACCGTCCGAGGTGCCATCCGCGTTGCTGAACGGGTTCGCAACCACGCCGTAACGTGTCTGGAATCCGATCTTCGGCTGGAAGCTGTTCGGGTCCTGAGCGCGGAGCATCTGGAGCGGCACGTACGGGCAGTAGAACAAACCTGCGTCATACGGGCTGTTACCACGATAGCCAACCACGAAGTGCTGTGCGTCGTTCACAGCGGTGTACGGGTCGATGTACACCTTGTAACGACCCTGAAGGGTACCGACGTAGGTCGAACCCGTGTCGTCCACCGACAACTTCGCGTCATACGCGCTGTCGTAGTGCAGGAAGTCCGCAGCAGCGAGGGCACTCGCGACATCTGACGAGCAGAGCACGATGTTACCCTTACCACGACGGGTGGCCTTCGCGATAGCATTTGCATCGCGCTCGATCTGGAAGAACAGACCCTTGAACCGCTCAACCATCCAGCGACCATCTGAGTCCGTATCGAGGTCGAACACGCCCGCTGTCGCAACGTTGTTGTTTGCACCAGCAACCGCGCCGAAGTAGATCGTACGGATGATCTCACGGTTGATTTCCGCGAGGATTTCCGCTGACAGAATGTTCGCCAGTTCCGTCTCAGCATCCAGACCATGAACCGCCTTGAGGTCTTGCGCGATTTCGATGGTGTATTCTGCCTTCAGTTTACGAGTCTTCGCAGTCACCGTCACCTTGTCGATGGAGAACGCCATCTCAGGAATCGCGGTGTTGCCCGATGTACCGAGACCTTCACCGACGAGCGTGGACATGCCACCTGCGTAGGTATAGTTGGTGCTGTTCGACAGCGCGGACGAGTTACCTGACGGCAGTGTGCCCGACTGTGACGCAGGGCTACCAAGACCGGCTGACGCGAACGCAGTGTTCGCCTCGTAGAAGAGGGCTTCATCGCCACCCTGTGACGAGTACTTCGACTTCATCGCGAAGATGAGGCCAGTCGGGCCCGTCATCGGCTGCACGCCGCACAGATCATACGCGATCAGGTTCGGCATCGCACGACGAATCAGGGAGATCAGGATCGGATCAAAACCCTTGAGGTTAGTCGCTGACGGAAACGCACCCGACTGGTTCGCCGGTGCATCTTCGTTGATTTGCTGAGCCTTTGCCATCTCGCGGGCAGTGTTCTCCAGCATCATCGTGGTGACCTTCTTCTTCCACGATTCCTTAATCTCGGGCAGATCGGGGTGACTAATCACCTTCGCCCACTTATTCTTAACGTCTTCTGACAGAAATTCGGCCATTGTGGTTAACTCCTAAAAAGCGTGTCTACGACATCGCGTGAAAACTATTTAGTAAAATCAAACTGTTACCAGTTTGACTTCACCTGCCGAGAGATAGCATCTGCAACTGCATCTGCTTCACTCTTCACTGTGTTGGTCTTCTCAGCAACCACCTGCACATTTTCCTCAGGCAGTCGTTCCATCTTCGTTTCCTTTGCACCGCCGAAGTAACTTTCCTTCAGCATGCTCAACTTCTCACGAAAGTCCTTCGCATCCACATACTCAGTGTTTTCAGCGAGCTTAGCCAGCTTCGCCGCTTGTGTTTCACTCATCGTACGAGCAAACTCCGCAACAATACGCTTCTTGTTTGCGGTTTCTGCCAAACGACGCAACTTCATGTTCTTGGCGTGCTCTTCGTTCAACTTCTGTTCGAGCGACTCCACACGCGAAGTCAACGTCTCCACCACATTGACCTTGCTTTCCGGCACGTCAATGTAGTTATCCTTGAACAGCGATTGCAGACCGTTCAAGAAATTCTCTGCGAGTTCCGTCCGGAGATTCTTCCGCACGTTCACGCGGTTCTCTTCCATCCACGTCTCAACCACCACCGACAGGTAGGTATTCAGACGATCTGTCAACTTGCTCTCCGACTCTGCCAGTTTCTGCGCGTACCGAGCCTTGTAGTGCTCGTTCAACTTCGCGCTCACTTGCTTTGTCGTATCCTTGATGGCACTTTCGAAGATCGCTGCAACATGCTTCTGCTGCTTTGCATCGAATCCGGCGCTTTCGAAGATGTTTGCCTTAGGCAGTTTGACGCGAATCGTGAGGGCTTCTTCAACCTTCTCCTTCTT